TCTGATGCCTCCCAGATATCGGCCATTCCGTCACTATCGCTGTCAGTAGGTGGCACTGGTGTTGAAAATGTAGGCCAATCTGCTTCCGAAGACAGCGTGTTAGCGTATCTGTATGATCCTGTATTATTGACATATTCCGTATAAGCCTCAAAGTCTGCACTGTCAGGTGACAGAACGGATGTACTGCTCACCCTGTTTGCTCCTGCGTTTTGGACTACATACAGAGCATATGCGCTATTCATGATGGACGCAGTGACAGGTATATCTCTGACTGGGAATTTTGTAACTTGTTGCCAATCTGTGGACAATAGATCAACACCCCAATTACTATCATAGTCTCCGGCATTCCACGGGTTAGGAGTTGCATCACCGAGAGCTGACTGCACGTTGCCCTCCATATATATAGCACTGTACGGCGTAATCCCTGTGTGAGTTAACATCATCGCCGATCTTGCAGCGTTATTTGAGTCTGCATGCCTAACATCTATGTATGACCCAACTACATTACCCGTTGGTAATTTCCACACTCCATTATCATATGCACCCTGGAACGCTGGGGCATATGATAACTTCGCATGATAAACCACGTTATTCGTCTGGTCAGTAAATCCATAGAAATTAGTCTCTGGAACCCGGTAATAGGCATCCCCGAAATATGAGTGATGAACAGTTGCTCCGTATGGTGGAGAGTTGTGTTTACCCCAAAACAGCAGAGACAGATTATGGGCGTCACCTTCGTCTCCACCAGCCGCATACAAAGGCTCGGTGAAATAACACCAAGATAGCGTAACATCGTGATAATCATAACCAACGTTAACGTTTGTGTCTGAGGCCCACGAAAACGTGCAGTGATCTATAATAACGTTATATGTTGGGTCCGTACCTTCATCAGCTAACCCATCAGCATTATTTAATGCACTTCCACCAAGTATATTCATTGCCGCATATCCTGCGTTTGTAGGGTCTTCGTATAGCGGTCCCGGCCTAAACCGCATATGCTGTATGATTATGTCATGCACTCCAAAGAGCATCACCATGTAACCTGCAATACATACTCCGCCAGGGGAAGTTTGCCCTGCTATCGTTAAATAATCATTTGATATTGTCAGCCGACTTTCTAGCCATATGTTGCCTGACACAGCAAACGTGACAATCCGTGGCCCACTCGCAGTTACAGCCTCTCGAAACGTTGTACCAGCGGCCTCTGCTGCTGCATCATCTCCAAGTTGATCAACTATATATACTGTCCCGCCACGCCCCCCTATAGAGCTGGCCCCCATTCCCTGCGCCCCTGGAAATGCAGGAAGAGCATAAGATACGCAGGGAATAAGAAACAAAACCAATATGATAATTAAGTGTCTCATTAAAATGTACCTGCTGAGTTGTTTAGGGTTAGCACGAGATGCCCGTTGTTAAGTGCGTTTGTGTCAGCGGGAGTAAAATCACCAAAAGATGCAAGTGCTTGCGAATAATTTGTTGGGCCTGACATCCACGCAGATGTGCCTGGGCCTTCCCATCCGGTGTCAAACCATGCCCCGATAATGTAGGTTGTTGACGAATCCAGACAACTGCTTCCGGTTGACACCTCAACGAGCGCTGCATGTACAGCAGCAAGGCTTGCATCACCACCGCCAGAAGTCAAGGCAGTAGCTGCAAGCAAAGTGCCCGTATTATCAAACAAGCCAATACGTACATTCCCTGAGTTTCCATATTTCCATACGTGAGCATTGCCAACCGTGCCGTCCTCACCAGGCGTAAATCGCTCATAATATATGACACCAGCAGTCGCTACGCCCTGTTGACCTGCTGTTGCTCCGGTATACCCTATGTAACCGTCTACCCCACCACTACATCCAGCAGCACTACTCACGCAAGCCGCAACAACACTCTGTGTATCCGTATTAGCCGTATAGCTCCCGCCTGTATTGTCAGTAATCCCTGTGCCTGTACAGGTTATCGAGTTACCAGAATCAGGCGTAACGGTAAAAGTCGCGTCTGCTGTTAATCCTGTGATTACCTGCTGAGTTGTGTAGTCAGTCGAATCGTAGGTAAACAGATCGGCTCCTGTGAAGTCTGATGGAGTGATTGTTAGGGAATAGGTTGTAGGCGTTGGATTATCCCAACCAGCCCAAACTAGATTTGCTCCAGATACGACCTGATAGTCCCATGTATTTGTTGCAATACACCAGTACATTGATGGAGATGTAGAAATTGCATACTGTCCTACTGTGCAAGTCTCATCGGAATAAGTCGGTGCAGTAATTAAAGGAGACCCGACCTCAACAGCAGCAATATCCTCTTCGATTCCGGTCATCCATAGCCGAAGATTTTCGTTTAAATTATCAAGATAAGATAACTCTGTCGCGCTGATACCGCTCGGCCAGTCTGATAAATCGGCTATTGCAGAAGCGCCACCAAAGCCGCCAGCTCCGATCTGCTGGAAAGCTGCGTTGATAGTATCAGTGGTAAAGTAGTTTCCGGTATCAGTTATAGCAGAACCTGAGACATCAATCGGTAAAGCTGCATTACCATCTCCATCATCTACCCATGAGGCTACGTGGCCTATGGTTCCGTTGGTTGCTCCTAGCGATGCTGCTGCACCGAGACTTGCAGTATTTGCTTTTAGCGCCAACCCATCGTATACCGCATTACCTGCAACCGGATTAGCCGACCCGTCTATAACCGTTGCATCAACCGTACCACCAGCTATAGTTATATCTCCAGATCCAAGCAAAGACGTTGAGTTAATTGTCTTAATGTTGGCTCCACTGACAAGCGTGTCTTGTTTGCCTGATAGCATAGTATCAATCTGAGATTGCGTGTACCAAGACCACCCGTATATCTCATCAAAGTTACTATTTATCTTACCCGCGTTCTGCATCTGTGTGACAATAGCGTCACCAGCTTCAACCACTGAGGCGTTATTTCCTGTACCTGTCCAGGCGTCAGCAGGGACAATCTCAACTAATGTTTCCTGCGCGGCAAACACCGGAGCGGATAACATCAGCACCATTAAAACTATTAAATATAGTATCTTCATTTTATCGTCCTTATATTTCCATTGGCGCGTCATACACCCACTCATCGCCGTATGTCCAGTTAGCCGCATTAAGTATTGGCTCAACCATGTTTATCAAGGTAAACGTACAGGGCACCCCGCCGATTGTCACAGCAAGGGCAACCGTACCACTCACACCCTCAACGTAATAATCAGGTGATGATGTAGCTCGTACTCTGATTACATCACCAGCAACCAGCGTGCCGTTTGCACTCGTCCATGTACCGTTGATCTCAATCTCAAGACCTGCGGCCAGTGTGTATGGCCCGCCTGATTCGAGTTGGATTTTTCGGAGCGAGGTGTAGAGAGTTGAGATTCCGCGCTCGTATCGGGTCCATATATCGTCAAAGGTTCCAGGTGCAAATATTGGATACCCAAAAGACTTCTTACGCATAAGAGAAAGGTTAAGCCCAAGCATCACATCACCAATATTGCCGCTGCTGCGTCAAATGTATAGGTGAACCCTTTTATAATACCAAAAGGCAGATGTGCCGGGATTGGTACACTTGATTGAGCGGAGCCGGTGTCTGTCGTTATCACCAAATTAACATCTTCTGTTGACATAAAAGCCCTGTCGTCGGTGTCTGGCTCCCATGCAACACTAATCGTTACTGTGACAACCTTCTTTGGGGAAAACACAGGCATTGGAACCCCGCTTGTATCTCTTTGCATATTTCCATAACTCATAGTGCTGCACTCCTTTTAAGGAAATTTGTTTGTCGCTTTACTATTTCTTCGTCAAATAAATCTGTATCTCTTCCGCTGGCCTCTGCTATTTTCTTGTTTGATCTGAGGTCTTTCAACATCTTCTCTGTTGCTCTCATCATCGGCACAAGTTTTATTAAAGGATCTGAGGAAAATTCTTTTCTTTCTTCTTTGGTCTTTGCCGTTTTGATGTTATTTACAAGACGATTTATCTTTTCAACCTCATCGTAATAATCTGTGGAGATTGACCTATCGCTCCACTCTCCGTAAACTCTTCTGACAAATGGTATCCGGCTCGTTTCAATCTCTTCACCTTTTGCCATATCAAGAGGTACAGTGATAAGGCTTTTAGCAAAACGTCCTGCTGAGCCCGTTATATTGTCATACCAAAGTTCTATTGTTTCCGGGGAGAAGTCCAGTAACCCAGGCTCATACTCACCTTTTCCACCGCTTATCTTATTGAGCCACTGAGCAACACCTTTTGCCGGTCCTGACGCTGATTTCCAATATCTATATGCGTCTGCCTTGTCGTTGCCGTATTTGTTATCAGGCATTAGCGGGGCGTTGGTAAACGTTTTATTTTCTGCAATCATCACCATTGGATCAAAAACTGTCGGTGAAATTGATTGTGCTATTGTTGCTGAGTGAATCGGATTGAATGAACTCATGGCAACGTTAGCAATTCTCATTGCGCCTTTTGCAATGTCGTATTTATCGCCAGAATTAAAAGCCATTGCCAGTTCTGCGCCGATATTAAAGAAAACGTTGTACCCGTAAGGCATTGGTATTTTAATGTTCTCGCCCTTGGTGTTTGGAATCATAAAGATCATGTTCCTTTCTTTTTCCCAATCGGCAATACCGTCAATGTATGGCTGCCCTCTATCATCATCACCACCAACTGCGTAGGCGAGCATCTGTAGAGCTGCGCCAAGAGCACCTATTCCGCCGACAATAGCCTTTGCCTTTCCGCTTCTTGCCAGTGTCTTTATAATTCTTATGTTGCCTTGCACCCCGGCATTAAAGAACATATACAGGGCATTTATTGCAGGCCCGGAAGCCCCGCGCCTGGTGAAGTCAACAGTAAGGTTAGAAGCTGTCATTGCCGCCTTTTGCTTGCTGGCAACTTTCGTCATTTCGTGATAAACGGCAACACGAACACCGTTTTCAATAGCCATGTTTGTGTTTGAGATAAGGTCCCTTACATTGCGAAAAACTTTCTTTACAACGTGACCTTCTTCGTGCATTTCAAGCCCGGATTTAAGTTCTTTTGCCAGGTCGGTTATCTCTTCATAAGATTGCATCCAGCCAATCTTTCCACCGCTCCTGGAGAAGTCCCGGTATATTTTACCCCATGTCGTATTGTCTTTGCCGTACTGTGCCTGCATTATCCCTTTTATTGCCGGGAAAATGTTTTTGAATACTCTTGCCTGCATCCCTTTAACTTTTGTGTCCTCAAGGTTAATTCCTGCGGTTTGCAGATCTCTTGCAAAGTTTGAAAGGACAAATTCAGGGGAATAGGTTGTATTGACTGCGGCAATTATCCGGGTGAGCTTTGAAAGCATCTTCATCGGGCCATTGAGAAAAGTATCGGCACCTTTGATTGATTCAAGGAAACGGGCAACTGTCTTGTCTTTGGTGTCAAAAGAAAGAACGTATTTCTCGCCTTTGACTTTTACATAAAGCTCGTTATCTGCCTCCATCTGCTCGGGATACATGACAATGTTTCCGTCTTTATCGTGGGTCGGCTTTTTCTTCTGCTTTTCTATGGTTATCCCGGTATTAGGATTCTCACGGACAAAGTTGAGCAGGATTTCTCCGGCTTTTGCCTTATGTTTTCGGTTTATTGCCGCCTGGGTATTGGCTACAGAGTGAGCGAGAATATCAACAACCTCAAGCATTGAGCCCTTGGCAACCTGTATCGGCCTTCCGAGTGGGCCTGTTGAGCGCCCTGTTGCTGGCTTTCCTGAACCCTGTTCAACGTCCCGGTGAAGAGGCACATAATATTTGTAACCGTTGGTAAGGTCGTGGTACTCTTCTTTTGTGAGTTGCCCACCATCGTAAAGAACATCAAGACGGTGACGGTTTATCTTATCAAGAAGTCTGCCGGCCTCTTTAATATCACCTATTCTTTCGTCGCTGTTCCACTTTCTGACTATGGCCCTGGCCTCTCCATCGGTAATGCCTGCATACCTGATACTTTCGGTATTCCATTTTGTGGCTATCCCGCGGATTGCATCTATATGTTTCTGCCGGTTATCAAGACGTTTTTGGAGAAATTCAGGGGTGCCCTTGTCTATTTCTTTGTCGGTGAACTCTCTTATATCAAGTTCCTGCTGATCAACGTTAAGAGCATCCTGCATGGTGTCTGTATCGCTGAGAATCCTTTCAAGAACCTCGATATATTTGTTCTGCCTTTCTGCCATGGTTCCGCCACTCATAATGATATCTGAGCGGAGCCATAAGAGTTCATCGTCAAGCGCTTCTTTCTCCTGGGTGTTCAGGTGTTGTTTCACCATATCGATATGGCGAAGGGCGTTAACCTGTCTCATCCGGAGGTTTCTTTCAGGGGCGTGAAGTGCGTGTTTGTATTCTTCGAGGTCGGCTGTTTTGAGTTTGGCTTTTGCAATTACCTTGAGAAGAGGCTGAACAAAGGTGTCCATGAAGCGCTCTGTTTCGTCGGCTGTAACCTTTCCTCGTAATCTTTCAACTGTGAGTATGTCGGTTTTCTCCGTAACACCCGGAGCCCGTTCCATAACTCTTCTGCGTGGATCGTCTTTATCAAAGCCCTGATAGACAAATCTTTCCCATAAGTCCTTAAACTTAGGGTTGCTTCCAATGATTCTATCTATGGTGTCTGGTCGGTTGCTTGCTCCGAAGATTGAGGAATTCCTCTCTGCTACTGAATAACGTATATCAGGATTTGTTGAGCTAAATTCTCCGGTGTTGGATATTGCTGATTTGATTTGGGTTGGGGAGAAAACAGCGTATGACTTCAGCCCTGTTTCGTTTATAACTACACCATCAAAACCGTACTCCTTTAATCCTTCGAGAACCTCTCTGTTTTGAAACGCCTCCATCACATACCCATCTTCAAGAAACTTAGGTATGTTTGCGGCAACATCTGGAAGTCCTAGCTCAGTGACAAGTTCTATCACATTAACTTTATCGTTAGCATCGTACTTCCCTGTTAAGTCAAGAGGGTTTGTGATGTTTAGATACACGGGGTATGTCATGCCCTCATAGTCATCTGTTGCCATTGAATACCGATCTGAAAGTTCAGGATCGTGTGCAAACCATATCGGTTTTCCATTTTCAGGAACAAAGCTATTAAATACTCCGTAATCAGTACCATGATAGACCACCAAAGGTTCGCCATTCTCGTCAACTATCTTGCTGCCCTTAAACCATTTTTTAAATGATTCGCTGTTGGTGTCTACTGGTTTGAATTTGTTTGGTGATTCTTTAACTGAATACTTCGTTTCAAGTATTTTTGTATCAGCCCCATCAAATATAACATAGTTGTAACCATCTCCTGAACCGTCACGAGAAACACCGTCGAGGTATTTGATACCTTTGATTCCGAGGGAGCTGAGGTACATTGAAGCCAACTGGTCGTTGTTGTATTGTCCCAAATCTCCATATGGGTCAAGGCCCATGTCTTCCAGCATTTTAGCTGTGACTTTTGAAGGGTCGCCAAACTTTTCCTCAAGGTGACGATACAACCAACTTCCTGTGTATAAATCATTCTCTTGTTTGTCTTCAAACCAGCCTTGCCCAAATCTTGCATTTTCTGCGTAGGCTTTTTTAACCTTCTCACTCTGCTCACTCAGAGGTTTATCCCACAAAAGCATTTCGTTGTCTTCAGGGATTTCTACTTTGTAGAGTTGGCCGTTTCCTTGCATTTTGAAAGATTTCGAGTTTTTAAGCAACCATTCTGCTTCTCGATACAGGCTCCCAATGCTGCTCCCTTCTTTTTCATAGTAGTCCGCCCACTTATTTACAAACTCTATGGCATCTTCTCTAGTAAAGTCTTCTGGCAACGCCGCAAGCACTCCGTAAGCGTCCTTCCCTTTGTTTATAGGCGTTCCGTCAATGAACCACTGTTTTTGCTCCCTAGTAAGGTTGTTGCGATACCACTCAGCCACATCTTCTTTGTCGGAAAAATAGAGACCATGACCAAACGCTTGAGCACCCTCGCCCGTACCAATATAATCAGTACTAAACTGTTCGATTCCACGGTGAGGCGTTCCATGCCATACAGTAGCAAACTTAGCCATACCAAGTGCTGATTCAGCCAATTCCTTCCTGCCATTCTCGCTCGTAGTCTGAGCAATAAACCTCGTCAAAGCCTTTTGTGCCGCTTGCAGGTCTGTGACATATCGCTCTGAACCAAAACCACTCTGGTTCAGTTTGCCAAGAATGTTATTAATCCACTGTCTAACCTTGCGGGCAATCTGTCTGAATTTGCTTGGTGATTGATTGGCTACTTCTGCCCAAAACTGAGGATTGTTAAACGAATCTCCGAGAAGGTCTGCTATGATTTCTTCTCTGGTAAGTTCCGGTGAAAGTTTAAGGCTACGGAGTGAGTTATATTTATCCGCGTTTTTGATCAAAGGCTCAATGATTGATTCAAGGTCAGCATAGAGTTTTGGGTGCTGTACCTTGAGATGATGCAGCAATTCATGTCCGTAAATTACATGGGCTGGATTATCGGAACGTACCTCGATGAATATTTTATCACCGATTATCTTGTTTTTTGGAACAACTACGCCGTTAAGAGAAACGCCTTCCGCTGTTACCCAAACTATTTCTTTTCCAAATATCTTGGATAACTTTTCCGCAACCTCGTAAGCTCCTGTTGATACTGGTCCTCGGTTAACTCTCCGCTTTCTCTCGCGCTTAATAAGGGAGTCAGGCAAACGCCACGGGGTGATTTTTGTTCCATCTCCGAGGATTCTTGCGAGTTCTGTTGCCGCTTGATAGTGGTCATAGTTTTCCTTTAAACCTTTGTTGATGAGGTCTTGTGGTGTGTCGTTATATTGTATTGGTGATTTGGAATAAAGAGCTGTCCCTTTTTCTTCGCCATGTACTTCGGCTGTGGGCTGTATGTCCCCTGATCCTTTGGTGGTATCTCCACTATCTTCAATTGCTCTTTCTTCATCTCGTACAATTCTGAGGATTTGCTCTGTTTCTTTTTTGTATCTGCTTTTTGCTGCGTTTTCAAGGTCCGCCCTCCAATCAAGAGCAATGTCGTTCATTAAGGTATACGTTTCAACGTTGCCTTCTTCTGATCGCTCTGCCTCTTCAACTGTTCCAAATATTGAATCAAGTTTTTCATTTATAACTTCAATATCTGGTGAAGCAATCAAGTCTTCTGCTGCCTCTTTTATCTTATCATTATTGTAGAGGTCCGCAAAAGATTGTTTTTTGGAAACGCTTGGCTTTTCGCCACCGACAATCCCCTCAACCTCTGCCGGCGTACTCATCCCCTCTTTATCGATACCGTCAGTCTTGCGGAGCATACTGTAAACGTCCGGCAAGTATTTCTCCCAACTCTCACCTACTGAGCCGATAACCTCTTTTGACCACTGAGCAAAACCACGCACACCTTTTTCAAAGTGATATCCACCGATAACAAACAAGTCTTGCATAGCCATAGGATCAAAACCACTGTTCAGGTTTTTATTCCTATCCTTCATGCGGTCAAGTGCCGCTTGGTACATATCTTCGGTGAAGACTTTGTTTTCTACACCATTACCATCGGTTTTTGCTTCATTAGGTGTAACTTTTTCGCTTGCTTGCTGCTTCTGCTCCCTCTTTAGCTTGTTTTGTCGAGTTAAAAGGTTATCCCTTCTCTCAACCAGTTTTTTATATTTCTGGTGGTGTTTGTCGAAGTTTCTTGGATTCTGGATATTGTCAAGAGTTTCTATTTGCCTATGAATACTCTGTAGACGGTCCTCCATTTCTTCTATTGTTTCGAGTTGTGCGTCAGATAGTGGTATTCCGTGTCCTGGATTGCTGGCTTTTGGCTTATCCGAAACACCCCCCACCACGTCGTCACTTGCCTTTGCCTTGTCTGCGGCATTCTCTTGTCCAGTTTTTTCGTCGCTTTGCTGGACATTATTTGAAGTGACCCCTTGCGGTGCGCTTTGGGTAGAGGCGGAAGGGGTGTTGTTCTGCTGTGCAACATCAATAACACCTTTCCAGAAATCAGTATCAGCTTTAGGGTGGCTCTTGGCATGTTCAAGGAGTTGATCTGCATCTTTTCCATACTTCTGGTCTGCAAGTTTTTTTCTTGCCCATGCCTGGCCGGACTTGAATTGCTTGCTCAGATTTGCAGGAAGTTCATTGTCTTTATCAGTAACAGACTGTCCCACTCCGCTACTCTGGTTGTCTGCATCTGCTTCACTTCTTCCAGGGACAACGGTTCCCCCGTTTCCTCCAGTACTTGTTTCTGCAGGTTGAGAAAGTCCTTCTTGGTTAGTTTCACTCTGTCTCTCAGCATCTTTCGTCTTGCCCCCTCTTATAACGGCACCTTTTTTCGGAGCCTTAGAGAAAACCCACTTACGGAACGCCGGAAGAGACATTTTGGTTACTGACTTTCCAGCATCCCACCCTGATTCATAGTTTGAATTATAAGTTTCAAGAGCTTCCTTTTCTGACTTTGCGCCAAGTACAACTTTGTGTTCGTCGAATGTTCCGTCTTGGTTGTATTGATTAACTACATAAACGTCACCGCTTCCGCCCTGATATCCAGGCGTGATAAAAACGTCTACATGGTCTTTGTCGTAACCAACAGACCCCAATATGCGGCCATAGTCGCTTTTCATTTCGACAGACCACTCTTTCCCATCACTATCTATCCCCGACCTTGTTTTCCCAATGGCGTTTTCTATGGAGATTTTAAGGCCATCAACAGTTTTCTTAACTGTTTTATAGTTTTCGGCTTTTCTCTGTGGCTCTGTTGGATTGGTGTTCATTTCTTCACCGTGAGCCAGTGAAGATGGATTGTCTATTACTTCGTGTTTTTCTGTGGATGGTTCACCTTGGATAGCTGAATCTTCTTCACTGTAGTTTTTGGCAGATTCTTCCGAGGGGAAAATGAGCGGCTTCCACGTAGGGTTAACTCCCTTATTAACGTCAACCCACCAAAAATCACCGTCAGGGGTTTCGTAAAGAATCTCTTCTGAAGATTCACCACCTTCATACTCAACTTTTCTTTTCAGGCGAAAAGAAGTTGGTCCATCCCTTAGAATAGTGACCTGCTCTTTGACTGTGCCATAATCATCACTTCCCTGTCGCTGCGGTAACGTTTTAAACCCTACAGAAGTTCCCTTTTTCTTTTCCCATCCACCACTGTCAGTTTCGTTTTCTATGGAGATTTTAAGGCCATCAACAGTTTTCTTAACTGTTTTATAGTTTTCGGCTTTTCTCTGTGGCTCTGTTGGATTGGTGTTCATTTCTTCACCGTGAGCCAGTGAAGATGGATTGTCTATTACTTCGTGGTTATTTTTCTTTTCTGTTTCTACAGTTTCACTTTCTATTGCAGATTTTTCGATTTCGTCCCACTTCGCCCATTCCGCTTCTTTTTCTTTTGTCAGCTTTGCAACGATAGCTTTTTTGGTGGGTGCCTGGGCAATATCAAGTATCATTGCCTCGGCTGAATCGTAACCGTTTTCTGTTGCCGCCTCGTCCGGGGATTTGGACCTTGCACCAAATCTTGCAGACTGGTCGTGTTGGATTAATCCGGGATATTTTCTATTTAAGGTGTTTACAGTGTCCTGGGAAAACATCTCAACCGACTGTTTGAGATTTAGGCCACCTTCTCTTTTTATCTTTGCCATTAACTGATATCGTGGATCGGCATTGATAATAGTATTCGCTTCCTGCGTTGCCTCTTTTATTATCTGAGGGTTTATTTCAACCTGGTTGTCTTCTTCCTCGATATCTTCGCTGCTTACTTCTGCAAACTTTTTACTGAAAGAATCACCACCATTAACCTGTGTGGCTACAGGAGATTCAAGATCACCTCCTTTGGGTATTTCCGCCTCATCAGCTTTCTGTGGTCGCTCTTGTGCTTCTGCCTCATTTCTGACAGGGTAAGAGACTTCGGCTTTGGTATTATCCTTATCTGCAATCTGTTGAAGAAAATCATTTACACCTCCTGTGTTCTGATTTCGGGCATGTTCAACAATCTGCCTTGCTCTTTCTTGACGTAGGGTGTTTTCAGGAGTGTTTAGTCCAACATCCTGAACGCCTGGAAACTCACCGAAATTTGATTCATCACCAAAAAACTGAGGCGAAGTAGGAGAGGGCTTCGCCTCAGTTCCAGCCGTAGGTTGTGGTGCATCTGCTACGGGGGGTTGGGAGGTGTCGGGTAAGTTCCCACGCTGCGGTCCTGGGTAAGCAGGGCCTAAACGTTCTTTGAATATCTTGTCGAGATATGGTTTGATTGCAGGATTAGGAGTGGCTGCGTTCATTACCGCAATCACTTCCTCATCTGTTTTGTCTGCGAGTTTTGCCCTTACTGCCTCAAGTCCTGCAAGGTCGTCTTCTGTGAGAAGGGTTATGTTTAACCCGGGCTTTGTGTCTGGTCGTAGAAGCTCTTCGTCTGCTGCTGAAAGGTTCTGGTCGATGTGTGCGGCCAGTTCTTCGGGGTCTGCGTCGAGGGGGATGTTTGCAAGTTCGTCTTCGATCTGTTTTGGTGTTAGAGCTTTTTTTACCTTTGCAGTAGCAACGCTTCCGCCACCCATGATAGAGGAAAGTAAAAACGTTTGTGGGGCCACTTCCTGAAAAGATTTATTCCAATCCTTTCCGCTCGTCCACTGTCTTTCCGGCTCTTGCGTTATTCCAGTTCTGGCCTCTGCTCGCTGCTGGCCCATCTGCGTTACTGTTTCTGTGCCTGTCTCAACTCCATAGAGTTTGGCAATACCAACGCCCAATTTGGCAAGACCTTTTTTCCCGACAAATTCAGCAATATTTTTAAGGCCAGGGATAACACCGAAAACATTACCCGCCGCCTCCGGTCCTGCTTCCCACATGGCATGGCGAAATATGTCGTTATCGTGCAACTGAATGAGGGCTTTTCGCTCTTCGTCAGAGAGGGGTTTTCCTGTATGTTCTTCGACTGATTTGAAAAGCTGCTCTGTGAACATGGTTCTATCCATGTTGTAAGCTGCCTTACCACTTGCCGCCATTCCTCCTACTGCCGCGGCACCGGGGACAGGTACAATACTACCAGCAAGGCCACCGGCAAGAGCGGCACCACCGGCCACCGCACTAAATCCAGTAGATGAACTTGTGTCTGCTATGTCTCCCCTAGTAATCTTATCGTCCATGAACGGGAGCTTAAAAGGAAGAACAGCCTGGCTTCTCTGCTCTTGAGAGAGTTCACTTTCTCTCTGTGCTGTTCTCGCTTCACCTTCTGCTCTCCATTGGTCGGCTATGGTCTGCCTTTCCCTTGGGTCTTTATCTTCAATGGCGCTACCAATAGCCGCCTTTGTCTGTACCGGAAGGTCATAGATGAGCTTGCCGATATCTTTGATTCCACCAACAAGACCGGACATAGAAAACTCTTTCGGAGCATCTACGCCATAGAAATCAAAAACGTCTTTAACAAGGGATTGCTGTTCTTCTGGATCCATGCTGTTAAATTCATCGTCAGCATGGAGTTTTTCGACAAGAGAGAAGACGGGTTCAGGCCCGTAGAGGGATATGTATTCCCTTGAAATTGCTTTTTGAATATCGTGTGGTTCTTGAAGATATTCTGGAGAGGATTCAACTTGCTCAAGGGTAAAATCTGGCATGTATTGTGGGCCTATCTGCTTGCCCGTTATCGCAGTCTATAGCATTAATCTTGATCACGAACTATTGAATGTCACCATTATACCAATTTCCCCCGTAAAAAACAAACGCTTTATTGTGAAAAACAACAGTATATTACATATGTTTAACTAGTTGTTAAAGTTACTTCTTGCTTCCTGAATACTCTTTCCTGCTTTCCTCAAGAGCTGCTTCCAGGCTTTCGGCAAACTTCGCCCACTGGTTAGATGTGAATTTCCCTATATATTTTGCTGCGAGAATTACATCGTTTCTCAGTTTCAGGTTAGGATTACCCTTGGCTATTTCCTGGGTGGCCTTTTTGACTGCCGCCTTTGCCGCTGGTGGTACTTTTTTATCGCTCGACTTGACAACCTTTGTTGCCGCCGAGTTAAGTTCTTTGGCGTCTTCCGGCTTAACTGCTGGCGTTGTGGTGTCGGTCGTTACGGTATCGTTTGCAGAAACATTAATCGGCATCGGTTGAGCAACGGGAGAGGCGTTGACTGTTCCCCCTGAACTGTCCATTGAAGGGAGGGCCACTTTATTTCCCTTTGGTGCTACTACTGTTGCCCCTGCCTGGTCCTGTGCTGCCTGTGCTTCCGGTGATTGTGCGCTTTCGTGTGAGGCAATCATTTCCGGTACTCTTTTTGATGGGCCTCCTTTTCCTTTTACCCTGTTGATCAGCGCTGTAATTGGAGATTCATTCGAATCATCACCACCGGGTGCCGCTTCTTTTGTAATTCCAAGAATATCGGCCTGTCTTTTGAAGTTTGTCGTTATATATTCGTTATACGATACTGGATCTTGAAAATTTGCCTTGGTGTCTGAAACGTATTTGTTGTATTCTTTTTTTAGGGTAAGATCCAACTGGTTCAATTCTTTTTCTGAATATCCGCCCTTGGTTCCTTTGTTTTTTATTGTCTCAAGTTTTATCTGGTTGTCGGCCTTTATACCCTCAAGCTCAACGCTCTGCTTACCTTTGAGTTCTTGGAGTTTGTATGAATAGGCTGCCTGAATAGCTTCTTTCTGTTGCAAAAGTTTTTCTTTCCTTTGTTGCTCTTGGGAAAGACGGTCGCTTTCTCTTTTGGCCTGTGCTTTCTGAACGTTTCCGTCAAAATAACTCTTTGCCGCTCCAACTCCTGCGCCTGCAATAATTTCACCTACATTCATTGTCCTACCCCCTGCTCTATACCGTCAAGGGTTTCAATTGAAGATTTAACAGCGGCTTGTTCTTCATCCGGTGACATCTCAAAAAAGCCATTGCCCTTTGCCATGGTGGAAAGTTCTTTGACAACACTCTCCACCGCCCCGACTGCAAGCTCCATCTCAATTGGCCGGCCTGTCTGCGCCCTGACATCAGACACACGATCCCCAACAGTATTGGCAGCAATAAGACCTACAGAGTGCGCCTTGTCCGGCTCTCCGACATTGGATAGTTGTTTTATGATATTACCATGGGTTCTTTCATCGTAGAGAACCTGGAGAATATCATTTGAAAACTGTAATGCCTCTGCATGTGAGGATGGGAACGGGCCTTTTCCTTCCTGCTGCTGTTGCTGGCCCATTGCTGGTAGTGGTTGCATATTATTTACTCCGAGTTTTTTGTTTCATTACATTCCAAAAGATCCACCAGGATCATGTCCTGGAGTTCCGCCACCTGTGTTGCCAATTCCTGAACCGGAACCATCGTCCTTTTCACCCATGCCGCTACCTTTTCCCCACCCACCCATTACGTCATTAACATTTTTTGATGTGAGATCTTTCACCCTCTGGCTGTAATAGCTCGAAAGGGTGTTTGTTTTTTTCTGAGCCCCAAATGGATCATCTATCGATTTGCTCATAACACCCTGCTTTGTGGCCCCATAGTTTGCAGAAAGACCGAATCCGTAACCGTCTTCACGCTCTCGCATACCAAGTCTATCAGATGCGGCCATTCCCGCGGTACTCGATTGGCTTTGTCCCAAGTCTCTTTCAACTGCGTCACGTTGGCTTTCTCTTGATCTTGCGCCAAAGGCATCTCCGAGATAACCGTCTGCAAAGGATTTATTGCCAACATATCCGGCAAGAGCGGAGCCTGCCATTGAACCTATTGGGCCAAGAGGACTTCCAAAAAGAGCACCAAGCGTAGAAATGCCGGCCTTTGTCCCGGCAACTGCAGGTTGCGGGTTTTCAGAAAGCATCTCCGCCCCTACCGCTCCAAGAATAGAACCAAGAGGTGAAAGATTTGGAGCAACATTTTGAAACAGTGATTGTATTCCGCCCTGTATTCCAGCCTGGGCAACACCTGTCGGGCTAGCCCCTCCCAACGCTGCATTGATTCCTCCGCCTACAGCACCGCCAACACCAGGGACGCCAGAAACGGGAGATCGTGAGAGTCCATACCCAGCCGCCTGTGAAGCAAGCCCCTGAACCGCCGGGGAAAGGTCAATTGACGATGTTGGAGAATGGCTTGACGTTGGTGCCGTTTCTGCAGGCTTTCCGCTGCTATCAGCACCGATATTTCTTCCGCTGTAGTAATCAGTGAGTGAACCCATTATTGAAACTTCCTCACATTCATTTTAGTGTTTGGGTTGTTTATTGAGGCGTTGTGGGCGTTTATCCGGTTTTCTTTCATCATGGCAAGCTCCATTTCTTGAGCAAGTGCCGCTTCCTGCATTGCCATTTCTGCCTCTATCTGCATCTGTGCAAGAGACATTCTGTCACCGCTGAGCTTGTTTGCCAAATCCTCTTGTTTCCCTTGTGCATACATCTGAGCGGCACCACCAATAGCTCCACCAATTACGGAAGATCCTGTTTCGGTATTTGCCCAATCCCATACGTTACTTCCCCACTCTTTCGCCAGACTTCCAGAATTAGACCAGAATGAAGAGGTTGTATCTGTTGCCATATCTCCCGCTTTCGTTGGTAACTCAAAATGACTTTTATCTTTCCAGAAATTATTATAATCTTCGGTAAAGTTTCCGGTATTATACGAGCCTTGATATGGAGTTGGGTTTTGCCCGGAAGAAAAGCTCATGGCAGGGAGTGTAAAGTAAGGCTGGTTTGGTTCCATTTTATATCACCTTATGAATATGAAAATCCCATTTCAAGAATGGCATTGTTGTTGTCCTGGGCCGAATTGATTATATCGAGTAACTTATCCATTGCCCCCTGTTGAAGATCAAGGTCTGTGTTGTTCATAAGGGCAGTTGTTGCAGAAAGCATAGATTGGCTGAGGTTAGAGTTCAGCGTTGCCATAAGGTTTGCCCTGTCTTCGTCGTAACCCATTTTTGCAAGGCGTTCTGTATACTGTTGATTGTAAATTGTGGTGGCCTGGGTTGCCTTTTGCTGCCAGTTGTATACCTGCTCTCCTGCTGCCGCTGTCGCTTCTGCCCCACCAAGCGTAGATGCAACATCAGACATTGCCCTCATTGCCGCCCCTTCCTGCTGAGAGCTGTGAATCTGCCCGGAAGGTGTGCCGCTTTCTTTGGCCTGAATCCTGGCCTGCTGCATTGGCAGACTATCGTATCTGAGAAGTTTATCGGTTTGGTTGACAACACTTGCCTTGTCGTCAAGGTTTAATGTGGGCAGTTCAAGAGTTGGCGCTGGAGTTTCTACCTTTGGAGTTGCTTTTTTCGCAACAACCGTTGCCGGGGTTGCGACAACCGGAGCCGGAGTGGACTTATTTTTAGGTTTTGCAGCCCGATTTCTGCTGGCACTATATGCGGCATACGCGGCTTTAGTAGCAGACGCGTAATTTGGTTGGTTTGAAATTGCATGATCGAGCGGTTGACCGCTTTTTGCCGCATTGTATGCGTTGCTGTAAGCGACTTGTTGCCAGTTTGTTCCCATGTTTTACTCTCCTAGTTTTAAAACTTCTTGTTCTTCCCACGCAAAAGAATTTTGAACGTGGCCGACAACAGCCGCCGCTATCGGGCCTATATTCTCTGTGGTTATTGTGTACCACCCGTTAATACATTTCCATCGAACAGAGTTTACTATTCCAGCATTGAAAGCGACAAGAAGCCCGGTAAGTTTTAGCTGGCTATCCCTGTCTGTGTTAAAGGTCATTCCGTCATAGACAACACCATCCATCTCTTTTTCGTAGCGTAGATAGGCGATGTCGTCTTTTAGCTCGTCAATGGTCTTTTCTTTTGGTCTGCTTATTATTTCGTCAAACTCGTCTTTATCGATCTCAGCCAACCCAACATGGTTTGAAACTATCGGATCAACAAAAAGGTTATTTTGAGCGTCTTTATAATATTTCATCTACTTTCCTTATCTTAGTTCGTACCAAGAGAATAAGTCCCTATTATCTAAACCTTCGACTGCTCTGTATGTAGAACCAACTGGAACTATAGCCGTGACCCTTGTATTAGAGTTACCTATATACGCAGATGCAAGAGTTCTACCAACAATAAGTTCGTCAACATATACCATTGCATCAAATCTTGGAACCCCAATAAAAGAGACTGAAACCATTATTGGCCTGTCAGTTGTGTTTGTGTATGTTACGTTTTTTACTCTTGATGATGTTACGTCCTGCCATGTCTGCCCAACACCAAGAACGCCACCACCAACCAGTGTTTCAAGATCGTCTGCCCTGCCTTCAAGGTCTGATATATCTGCAATCGCCCCTGTCAGGCTTGAGGCTGCATCTGTTGCAATGGTCGCTTGTTCCGTGGCTGTCGTGGCCCTGCTGTTTGCGATTACGGCAAAACCTTCTGCTGTATCTGCATAGTTGCTGGCAGAGGATGAGTAGCCCGAGCAATTGGTAAGTATGTCGTTGCAATCTATTCTTGCCTGGTTCGTCAATCCTACATCAACACTAGTTGCTGCTGCATTTGCCGTTGCTATTGCTGCGCTGGCTTCTGCCTCGTCTGCCGCAACCTCACCACGACCGGAAGCAGAAACAATTTGAAAGTATCCGTTTGAATATTTAAGGTGGGTGAAATAGTTTGCCGATATGTCACCTGCAGATAACTCTTCAAGGCCATGCCTGCGTATCTCTACAGGGCCAAGGCTGTTGACGTTTATTGTTGAAGGCCCGGTACAGGTGGATGCAGCTTTCAGCCATATCTCTAACCCTTCTGCGTATTCATCCGGGGCCGGGCTTATAGATACCGCAAAAGCATTAACATCTCCCGTATCTGTAGCAAACTTTGAACTTCCTGTTTGGATATCGGTTGACATTGTTGCAAGTCCTGCCGCTATTGCAGCAAGAGGATTGTTGAGATGTGCCGCATAGACGATATTTCCGTCTATCTGCTTATATGGCGTATCAAGAAAATATTTCGGTAATCCTGCCATTGGGTTTAACCTCTTCCCTTTCTTCCGTGGATAATGTAATCAACGCTTACAGATTGGAATGCAAACGTAAGATCGTTTTTAGTTGAAAAAGTTACAAGCAAACTCATGTTTGAGCCGTACCCGTCTATGTAGGCGAATATCTCAGAGACAACAGGACCGGACCACACAAAGTTTCCGTAACCGGCGTTTGCCCCGAACATTCCGCCGACGCTCTCTATATCTTCCGCTGTGTGGACAACTGGAAGCGGAGAAAGTGGAGAACCGTGATCAAAATTAACTGTGTAGTTTATGGTTGTATCTTCTGAGATTAAAACGGGGGCGGATAGCTCTATAACAACCTGGGGAAACTCTTTCTCGTGCCTTGGAGAGCCGTAGCTGTGGAATGGTAGACGAATACTCCCCAATATATACTCACCGTCCATGCTGTCGCCTGAATCCATCTTGTAGAGATAAGGTGAATCGGACGCGGTAAAAAAGATATGCTCTTTCCCACCTTCAACGGACTTCCAGATGTTTGACACAGCAACAGATAGTTCTATCGGAGTTGCCCCAATAACATTTCCTCCCCTGAAAGATAGGCATATACCCTTGCCGTTATCAAAGAAAATCCGATATTGAGACTTTGCAGACACCCAAACAGCACAAACAGCCATACCTATCTTATCGACAAGCGCCGGGGCAAACATTTCAGAAACATCCTTGAAGTAATAACTTCCTGCGGTATCTGTTGCCGTGAGAGAATAGATGCTTCCGCCGCTGGCAAAAGCAATCGTGTCACCGCCAACAAGGGTGAATGGCTCGCCACCCTCTTCTTTGGTGTGCCTGTAGAACTGCCAGTTTCGAGTTGCACTGGTATCGTTATATATTCCATCACCAAGAAGCAACCACCTTTCGCTGGTGCATAGGACTATTGCCGCATTTCCGTAAATAGAGGTACAGCCTGTAATCTCTTTTCCAGTTGAGTGGGTTCCTGCCCCCAACAGTGGATTAAATATTCTTGGTGAACCACTTATTGAATATGGTTTTTCTCCCCCGGGGAAACAAAGGTGCAAGCGCTCCTGGTGTATCATTAAGTGGTTCGGGAAACTGTCAGTGTCCGGGTGGTAAATGGGAATGTAATTTGTTCCGTCAAATTCGAAAGCGGGCCCTGACCCGGAAACACCAAATGCTGATTCATTATCTTCAATATTGGTGAAATTGTAGGTTTCAACTTCATACCGGCCACCGGAAGGCAAAACATAGGTTTCATTTGCTGTTTTGACTTTCGCTTTTCTTCCGACCGCTGCGGTTACGCTTTCAACGCTACCTAAAAAGTCGGCATCGTATGCAAGTTCAAAGATGGTTATATCTTTTGTTGCCGCAATTAAAACAACGTGGGTACCGTCTGCGCTTAATTCTGTGCCTTCGTCTGGTAGTCCGTCGTCACTATTTATTCTCGGGGTTATTGTTCCGGCTGTAACTCCTGATAAAACAATGGTAAGTTTAAGAACGTCACCGTCACTTAAAACATATGCCTGGGAAATAACATCTTCGTCTGAATGTGCGGCTACTGTTGCCTTACTGCTTGCAATGGTACAGCCTGCGCCTTTTGTCCAATCACTGTCTGTTGCAAAGTCACCATTAACAAAGGCAGGGACTGTGCCACCACTTACAACCAGGTCGTTTCCTGCGGTAAAGTCTCCCGTTGCCCCTGTAATAGTGAAATATCCCGCGGATTGTTCGGCCTCTTCATAGGTGTGGTTCCAGCTTCCCGTTTGCCTGGTTACAGAGGCGATTGTTGCGGTTTCCGATCCATCGGTTATTACGTCACCGACTTCTAATGCAGAAATGCCGGAATCAAAGTACATCACATCCGGCATTGAAATTTCTGTCCAGGATAGGACGCCACCCTTGTAAAGATGTCCTTCCCTGAAAACATAGCTCACGCCACGTAAACGAAATCCTCCTGGGACGTCACCTGAACCGGGTATTTCTGGAATAAACGATAGATAGTAGTCTTTTGCAAGGCTCCTGATTGTTCCGATCTCGGAGTTTGCAAAATATGTTTCTGCTGAAACAACGCTATCTATATCAATAGATCCGCCCGAAAACGTAATGGTAGATATCGAGCTGAAATCCTCGTCCTGATCAGAACAAACAACAGGGACAACCTTTTCCCCTGGTCCTGATATGGCAGCAAGACAGACAACAGAAATGCCACCGGAAGAACCTGCATCACCAGCATTAATGGTTGCCGTATTGTCTGCCACAAGAAGATAGACAGGTTCAGCGTTTGAAGCCAGGGTGTTGTCAGTGCACCGCTCAAAACCATCAATGCGGGAATAGCCATTTTGCCCTGATATAATTTGAATATTATTCCCTGACAAAAGAGAGCCAGGGCCCTTGTCTTTCATAGAACTGATAAGATCAAGGCCACCCGTTAAGGCAAAACTTTTATCTCGTGTCGGTGGATATGCCATTATTCGACCACAATTGTTTTTGGAAATGATGATTCATTCTTGTTGTCGTCAAACCGTCCAGGGAGAGAATGGGCCTCAAGCTTCTTTAAAATCGGGGTATATTGTTGAAGGGCTGAATATTGCAATTCACTGTTTTGCGTATACTCCCCGTAATAATATTTTCCCATGGCTACGATTGCGTCATGGAACTGTTCAGGTATAAGAGATATCTGCCCATCGTCTTTTAATTCAACGGGAGCAAGCCAGTAGTCAGCTGTTACAACCTTTCCTGCTGCAACGCTGTTTGGTGTGGGGGTGAAAATAACGGAGTTGTTCGGCTTTATGACGACATAGAAGGGTTCACTGTCGGACTCTGTGTAGATGTGCCGGAGTTCGTCGCGCCACCTTTTATAGTCGGCATAGTTTATTTTGTATGCCTCTTCCGTTCCTGCATCGAGCCAAAAACTGTTTTCATCAAATGCCCCTATTCCCTGGGGTGGTGAATAACTGGACTTATCTTCAACAAGGGTGTTTTCCCACTCCCTCCAAAGAAACTTCCAATCCGTATAGAGCATTTGGATAAATCTGTCCGCCTTGACAATGGCATTGCATAGCCTGTCGAGCTGCCCAATATTACCAACAGTTGTTGACAGGGTTCCTGCTATTTTCAACTCCTGGTGGAGTTGTTGGCACAGCTCGATTTTTGTAGGCATTTGTTGTTACTCCACGGGGCCGATATAACTATCTTTCTGACTGAACCGGTTACCGTCTTGTTCTTTCCAGGCTGCACCCTCTGAGCGCTGGTAGATTATAGGCCTGGTTTTGTCTAGAACAGGAATACCCTCTTTAACCTTTGCCTCGGTCTCTTCTGGCTTTGCAGTCAACGCCTCAAGTTTCTCCATGAGGATTCGGTTCTGTTCCATGAGAAGGGCAACGTCTGGAGAAACAGTAGGGGAAGGTTCTGTGACCTCTTTAAACGCCTCTTTCGGGTTGTCGTCTATATAATCAGGGTCGTACTCATCAGTTACCGGAGTCTTTATATCGGTGCTGTCAACCTTGCTTTTCAGCTCGGGTGGATCTTCTTTAATTTTAGGGGCCATTACTCTTTCTCTCCTGGGATTAGTGGATTGTGGTAGTCGGTGCTTTTTTCTCTTGAGGCAATCCCTTCATAGGGCTTTCGTAAGGGCTTCCTGCAGGAAAGTCCTTCCTTGAGAGACTCGCCGCGCCCGACAACCTCTGGTTTCTCTTCAAACTCGAAGGGAAATATTGAGCATCCTGTACGCATGTTTAATTCTCCAAAAGTTCCGGGATAACCAAAGCGGCATCCCGGAACTTTACTTGTGTCTACGCCTTAACGGGTCTTTACTGTTTGATCGTGAAAGTTCCCGGCTTATTGCCTGCAGCTGCTTTTTCACTTGAACCTGCGTTACGCTGGCCCTTTTCCGTTTCTTGAGATGGTTTTTTCTGTGTGATTTTGCTCACATCGGAAAGACCTGACTTTACTCCTGCTTCCATTTTGTACCTCTTTGTGGAAATGTTTACGGGTTAAATCCAGTCAATTACGACAACTGGTGCGCCCTGCCCTGCCAACCCTGCGCCGGTTCCCTCTGTGAGCGTAACTGTCACGACAGAATCAGCAGGGATGTCGGCATCGATTATTGCATCTGTATCATCACCTGAATTAAAAACGGTTTGTGCTGCGGTTCCGGTGGCAATGTTCAGCTTGCCGTAAGCGTCAAGATCAGTGGAGATACCAACCTGAACGTGACCGAGAGTGGTTGCAAAGACCGTGGCTTCTGTAATTGCCACTCCGATATCACGGAGTTTTCCTTTCTTTCCTGCGGGGCCACATATAGAGTGGGTCGTCACTCCTGCGGCTGCGCCAAAGTCCTTGCTGGCAAATTGATAAATGCCTGTTTGCGGATTGTCATACATTGTTGTTACTCCTTATATAGTGACGGTATATTGCAACCGTCACAATTTAATTTAAGCAGCAGATGCCCACTTGAGAATGCGGTTCTGCTCTGCCCCTGCCTGGTTATGGATGATTGCAAAACCACCAAGCGCATACCATGCGATACCTTTTGACAGGCCGTAGTTGGTTGGGATCTTCCCGCGAATTTCTTCGGGAACTGCCATACCTTCGGTTACAGTATCATCACCGAAAAAATAAACCGCGTCAGACTTGGCATTAGTCCAGCCTTCGGAGGCAACGCCGGTCTGCTCCAAGAAACGAACACCGTCATAAGAGCGGCCAACTTCACCATTCATAATGCTGCCAAAACCTTCCTGGACGTATTGAGAAATTGCTTCCAAGTCGTCTTTAAGGTTTCTAAGTGCAGTTGGCCTGCCAATTGCCATATAGTTTGAACCATCTGCAGCCGGAATGTTGCGCTCTTTCATTTCATCGACAATGAGCTTTACATGGGTTTTTCCAAGAGCCACATTATTCGTAGCGGTTGGAGTTCCGGTAACTTCCACCGTAATGGCTGTGGTGCTGGTTCCGCTCTCTGGTGTTACAGTGAGAAGAGTGTTATCAAACTGCTGGTGGGCCTCTGTCTCCATAACATCGTTGGCATCGTTCTTGACAACCTTGTTGATGATTGACTCAATTGGATGCTGAGAAAGATCGTTGAGAAGCCCGGTATAAGGGATACTGTTACCGAATTGGTAAATTGTCATTGATCCCTGGGTAATGTCGAAGTTGGTTTCAGGCATGATATCCTGCTCACCAATACGCCCACCCTTGGTTTTGACTTTGGAATAAATGTTCCAGTTGAAGGTTTGCCCTTTATTCTTGCCGACTGCGCTCTCAAGGGAGCACTGTTGACGAAACCGCATAAGGGGCTGCATTGCTATACGGAGGGTATTACTCAGATTATCTGAATACATATAGCCTCCGAGACTATTTGTTGCCCAAATCTGTCCTGCCATGGTGATTACTCCTTATCGTCACCGTTGAGGCGTTCGGAACTTCGCAAGATCACGGACTACCTCTTCTGGTGTTTTTTGTTTAACTTCCGGTTCTGGAAGTCTCTGGCTCGTAGCCCTTGGTGGTGCCTTGGTCGGCCTACGATCCGGCTTAACTGTTTCTTTTTGCTGTCCTGCAGAACCTTTTTTAAGGTTGAACTTTGTATAGACCTGTTCAGCGGCCTCATCTATCGCCTGCTGAATGGAGAGTGCCGGGTTTTCCTCGACTATGCGGGGAAGTCTTGCGTTGAGTGCATCAGTAAATTCCTGATCCCTGGCAATCTCTTCATGGTTTGACCAGAAGTATTGGACAACAGTTTGCTGCTCTTTTTGTTCCTGTTGTCTTTGTTTCTGCAATAACTCTTCTGTGGTCTGTTCTGCCTTTCTGGTTCTGGATTCCAGCCTGTTCATTGCTTCCGCAACCGCTTCCGGGTCGTCAAAAATCTGATCCGCAAACTGCTTGCCAAAATTCCCTTCCTGTTCAACCTCTGGCTCCGGGTTGAGTAGCTTTCTCTCAATCTCGGCCAGCTCTGCTTCACGTTTTTTTAATGCTGCTTCACGGGCCGCAACCTCTCTTTGTTTCTCTGAGGCGGCTGCTGTTCTTTGGTATGCCTCGATACCCCCCGCACGTTCTACCTTCTCGGCTTCAACCTCGTATGTCCTGCCATTGACTTTGACCGTTACAAACTTGTCTTCAACGGTTTCAGGGTCGTCCGCTTCCTGGCCGAGAATAACTTCTTCCTGTTGGGTGTCGTCTGTTACAAGCTGGCCTTCAAGTTCGAGCAATTCTTCTGCCCTGCCTTTAAGTATTCCTTGCATAACGCTGTCCCTTGCTGACAGTGCCGGTTGTACCGCTTCCTTTTCTTCCGAGATGTCTGTTACGATAGTCTCATCTGTTTTGTCCATTTGGCCCTCGTTTTGTTTGATACGATTTCAGGCAGGTCTTAGTATCATCAGATATTGCCTGTTTAATTTTTATTGAGAAACTTCCTCTTTTAGATTTTGCCTAGTTTCCTCTTCAAGCAATTTGGCTCTCCCCTCTTCTTTTGCGGATAAAAGCCACATCATAACTTTGTTGGGCGTGTTGTAGTCCTGCTGGATCTTTGCTATTAGCTTCGCATCGGTTGGGTCAGCGGTGCCGAGTGCTGACATTGCTCTTTCCCTATCTGCTGTCGCCTTCTCAATTATATATTTTCCGAGCTTTGACCCTATAAATGCGTCAACGTCTTTCCCCCGCTGAATTATGTCGTAGTCGTCTTGATTCATTTATATTCCGTCTTGGCCTGTTGACCGTTTAAAGTTCAATTCTTCCCGCTTGTTGTTTATATCCATCTGGCGGTTAGATTCTTTAATCAACTCAAGATTCATTTTCCCCTCATCAGTTCCAGACCGTCGAAGGAGCTCTTCTTTTTTTAGCCCGTGTGTGAGTGAGAGTTCAGTGAGTTTTAGCTGACGTTCGGCAACCATCTTTAAATACAGCTCTTTCATGGAGTTTTGAGCTTTGAGGTTTTCCAATGCTATAGCACGCTGTGTCTTGCCCTCTTCCTCTGCCATTTTAGATTCAATGAGCTGTTGCATTTGCTGCAACTGTTGCAGCATTGCCTCTTTTTCTGGATCTTGGCCCTCTTCCTCTTTTGGCAGGAATTTCTTTCCATCGTTAAAACCAAGCGCTGAGAAGATTTCCTCTGCTATTGCCATTTCGTTGAGCTTGCCTTGTAGCGTGACGAGATTGCTTGCCACGGCCTGAACACCAAATACAATCTTGTTGACGTTTTGCTGCGGGTCTGTTGAGCCAAATCCTACCGACACCCGAACCTTTACAGGAGTTTGCAGGCCTGCGTTTGTTTGTATTTCGCCGTCTGTAACATGAGAGATTACAGTGTCGTCTTCATGGAACATTACCATGTCAACAACCTGTCTAATTACCGGCTCTACCCATGTTTCTACAAATACTCTGAGTTGATATTCGGTGAGTGTGTTAGAATCCCCCTTGAGAAGCTGCATCCCCCCAACTGTGTCATTCAAGGCCCGGTTGGTGGTAACAGAGGAATTAGAAAATGATCCGGCCAGCTCGTCAAAATCAGCATTAATCATGTGCTGCTCTTGATATGAGCTGCTTGTAATATCTGAAACAGGCTCTTCTCTGATAGCGTCCATGTCATCGGTCATTATCAATGAGCCTGGAACGTTGCGAAGGAGGGTGGCGTAATCAACGCCCATATTGCGCTGTACAACCTTTCTTTTATTGAGCACCTGCGTAACGTTATCCATACGCTGGTTAGCAATATCGTTGCTCTGTATCTGCGCCCCGGAGCATCTGTCTACGAGTGACCGCCTGTATATTTTGTGTGGTTCTATCGTTGCGGTGCCCCACACCCACGGTCGTTGTCCATGCTTGAGGTATTTATATTGTTCTCTGAGTGGTATTGGCTTTGAGATTACGTGCCGATCTCCAAGCGTCCAGAAAAAAATGTCTTCACCCTCAACGCGGATTGTATTTTTCCGCACATAAACCAGTTCAAATCCTGTAACCGCTACGCTTGTCTCGTTTTTGGTTGGATTATTTGTACCTTCTCTTGCCTGTTGTACTTCATCGTGTTTTGCTGTTTTTGTGGCGGCCTGTAGCTGAGAATCAGAGAGAGATAGCCATTCACCCGGCTCAAGATCGTCAAGCTCTTTGCCCTCAACCATCATCTCCCTTATGTCGCAAATAAACATTGGGATCTCAATAACGACATAAGGTGAGCTGTTTATCGGGTCTTTCCAGTTTGCAGATGGTGAGATATGGAATAGTTCTAGCGGGATGAGGTCAATATCTGGCTTGTCTCCCAGAACAACAGACTCGCCGTTTTCTTTTTCGACTCTTTCATATTGCCAGTTTTGCTCTGAAACCACGTC